TAGAGGACGAGAAAGCTTTCGAACAGAAGGCCCTTAAAGACGTTATGTCTGTAGGAGCACCTGATAAAGAGACTGCTGCTAGATGGCTAGATCAAGCTGATGCATTCTTCATGTATGGGGATGATAGCTTCTATGATGATCATATAGAGAAGTACGGATGGGTATCTAAACAATTTGGATTATGTTAGATAAAAATCTTCGGTGCAACTTGCGCGCGTTTCGCGCGGCGGCTTCGCTTTTACTTATCGCCGCCCTCTCCTCTTGTGAGAAAGAACCTTTCACTACCCCATGTATAGGAGGTGAGTGTGATGCTTATATACAATCAAGCTTTACTAAGGATAGTAACGGTTATTACCATGCAGTACTAGATTGGACGAGTGAGTATTACCCTTACTTCTCATTAGATGTATATGCTAATAAGACTTCTGAAGATTATTGGTATAATGGGTTGTCAATAGTTCGAGCTGAGTTTGATACCGATTCATATTTCGTTTTACAAGATTCAGTCGCATTTACTATTAGTTTATATCAACCTTGGTTGGGTTTATGGAATTATAACGGTGTACCTATACCCTATGAGAACACAACTATCTACTTAGATCAATTCGAAGGTACCGTAGTTCCAGTGGTTCAGAGTACGGAAATACTATTCTCGGAAGATGAATACGGTGATTTTACAACTAAAAGAGTGGTTGGACCGTTTCCTCCCAGTATGATAGGTGATACTATAAGCATTTTTATGAGAGTAAAGTGGGATTTAGGGGAGAATTTAATAAAAGACGGCTATTTTGAAAAATTTATCATAGAATAGTTGCTATTCCGAATTTTTTTTAATATCTTCTATATATGTTAATTAAGATAATTAATAAGTTATAATAAAAAATATTTTTAAATAGATATAATATATAATAATAAAGTAATTAAGTAATAAATTAAATAAATAATAATAATTTAAAAAGGTTTTCTATGTTAAATGCGGAACAAATACAAAAAAACTACGACAAACACGTAAAAATTATCGAAACCTACTTAGGTGGACGTGCTATAGCATGTAAAGAGATGATTAAACACATGGAGGATACCTATGTTATGGCTCCTGCTAGTGGAAAGACTTGGTATCATAATGCTTTTGCCGGTGGATATGTAGATCATGTTAATAGAGTAGTTCAATTTGCTATAGAACAATCTAGGTTATATGAGAAAATGGGCGGTACTATTGATTATACTGAGGAGCAATTAGTATTTTCTGCTTTATTTCACGATCTAGGTAAGATTGGAGATGGGGATAAGCCAAATTACATACCTCAAACTGATAAATGGAGACAAGATAAACTCTCAGAAATGTATACTTTTAATCCAGACTTAGATTTTATGCTTATTCCAGATAGATCTTTATTTATTTTACAGAAATTCGGTATAAAAGTAGATCAAAAGGAGTTTTTAGGTATAAGATGTCATGATGGAGTATTTGATAAAGCAAATGAAGCGTACTTTTTTAGTAATGTTGAATCTTCTAGACAGAAATCAGCATTAATTTCAGTTTTACATACCGCAGACTTCTTAGCTTCTAAAGTTGAATACGATATGTGGAAAAGAAATGGTGGATCTTCTAAACCTAGAAATCCAAAAACAACAACTTCTTCAGGAAAAGTAGTTAAATCCTCAGAAGGATTATCAAATATGTTAAAAAACTTATAAAATGGACATACAACCAACAAATTTATATATAATAGTGGGTATATTAGTTGCTTTACTGTTGATTTTTTCTTATATTATAAGAAATCTCTTAGTTAAGTTAGAGAAGTATGAAGATGTAACAGAGGATCAAACTCAATATCTTCAAAATATTTCAAATGCAGTAGGAGAATCTAAAAAGCACCTTAATGAATTAGATGAAAAGGGGACATTTCAATCTGATGATGAGGTCGGTTATTTTTTTAAACAACTAAAAAAGGTGCAGGACGAATTAGATCGATATATGCTTCCACAAAACTATGGCAAGAAAAAAGAGCAAAGCTAATTACTTTACTTCAGAGACAGAAGAGTACATTAAAAAATATAATACTTCAGTAGATATAGTATATAGAGCAAAGATCTTCACAGATCATATTTATATACCCTTTTACAAGTTAGCAGAGAACATAATTCATACTTTTAAATTCTATTACACAGATGTTGATAAAATAGAAGATTTAAAGCATGAAATTGTTTCTGTTTTATTAGAAGAGAAGATTATGAAGTTTGATCCTGATAATGGAGCAAAAGCATATTCTTATTTTGGTACTATTGTTAAGAGGTGGTTAATTAACTACAACAATAAAAATTATAAAAAACTCAAACAAGTAGGTTCATTCTCTGATTATGAGGATTCTTTTGAACCTAACGGTATGAAAGAGAGTATCAATCAGCAATCACTAGCACACTTTATAGACGACTGGGTAGATGAAACGTACGTTAAGTTAGACAGCATATTTGCTAAAGACCAGGAAAAGAAAATAGCAGATGCTGTATTGACAATATTTAAAACTAGAAATGACCTTCAGATCTTTAAAAAGAAAGCTCTATACATTTACATAAGAGAAATGACGGATTGTGAAACTCCACACTTAACTAGAGTCATTTCTAAACTTAAAGAAGAGTTCTATAATAAGTATCAAAGGTATTATGATTTAGGATTATTAGACATTACTGCATCATAGGATATTTATATAGAAACATACCTTATGGCTTTAGATAAGAAAATATTTGGAAACAAAACATTATCAGACCTTTTTTCTGAGATTCACGGTAATTCATCAACAACTAGATCTCAAGTAAAATCTCTAATCGGTGAACTTAAACCTCTGATAGAGAATATAGGAGATGCAACATTAATTGTTCCAATGATCAAAGAGTATATGGAGATAGGAGTAAAGAATGATGATGCTTTGATAAAGATGGCTGCTATTATACAACGTATAGAATCAGCACAAGCAAAAGGTAGTGACGGAGACATGTGGGATCCATCAGAACTTGCTGCACTATTAGAGGAAACAGAAGATACTCAAGATGAGTTAGGAGATAAAACGAACGAAGAAAGTGATAATTAATGTATAATTTAAATAGCAATAATGTTAACCTCTTTAGCAAGAAATCTGGTGATCTATCGAAACCAGAAGGAGCTGTTCCAGTTCGGGTAGTTGATATAATACTAGACGACACTCACCCAGAATGGGATAAGTATGGAAAGATGGAATCTTTAGGAGCTATTAAATACAGAGTGATAGGTGAATTTGGAGATGAATCAGATCCTTTACTACTAGATGTAGCGTATCCTATGAATTTCAACTTTAAAGCATACCCGCTATTAAATGAGATTGTATTACTTCAATCAGCACCTGCTATAGATAGAGATGAAGCAAATGCAGATAACTCCCGTGCTTACTATACATCAATTGTTAACTTATGGAATAATCCACATGTAAATGCATTTCCTGATACTCAACAGGGAATAGAAGATTTAGGTTACAATTACGAAGATAAAGCTAATGTAGCACCTCTACAGCCATTCCAAGGTGACCTAACTATAGAAGGTAGACAAGGACAAACTATAAGATTTACAGGAGTAGATCACGATAAGATGTTTGTAGAGAATGATGATCAGAAACCTATTACTATTATAAGTAACGGTAAAAGTGGAGCATCTCCTGACTCTACAGTGGTTGAGAATATTAATGATGACCCTGCTTCTATATATTTAGTAGAGGATCACGAAATTAAAATAAGCCAAGCAAATAAGAAACGTAAAGCTTGGGAAAGCGCTCCTGATGAAGGAGATGTATATAAAGGTTCTCAAGTAATGATTAACTCAGGGAGATTATTCTTTAATGCTAAAGAAGAGAATATACTTCTTTCAGCAGCTGAAGATATAGGAGGTAATGCTGCAAGAGTAAGTTTTGACGGAGAAGAGTATGTCGCAGTAGATGCTACTAAAGTATACTTAGGAACAGCAGCCTTTAAAGAGAAAGAACCTGTTCTACTTGGAGCAACAACACAAGACTGGATGAGAGATTTATTATCTGAGCTACAAAGGCTAGGTAAGGCTTTAGCAGCCGTCTCAACTGCAGGTTCATCAGCACCAGGTTTAGCACAGATAAAATCCCATGGAGCATCCATGGCAGGACCTTTAGGTTCTATAAAAAAAGCAATAGACGATTTAGATTCAATTAAAGTATTTACAGAGTAGTATGCCATTTGAAAAGTTTAAACCACCAAAGTTACACGGAGTTATCGGTTCACAAGTCGGTAAGATGAACGGTGTAGTATTATCTAAAGGACTATCAGCAACATCACAAGCTGCAAATTCTTTAAGAAAACCTGAATGTCCATCTCCAGCTGAACTAGCTCAGATAACAACTAAGCTTGCTGGACTAGCAGCTCTATCAGGAGCCCTGTCATCTAACTTAGGTGCATTTGCTGCATTACCTGCAGCTATAAAAGGACCTGTAAGTGGAATTTTAGCAGTTGTCAATACTATTATTAAACTACCTGTACCTCAAGCAATAGGTATTCCTCCAGGCCCAGCCGGGGGTTTAATTATAGGGCTTCCAACAGCATTTACAACCAACTTTGCTGACATATTAAATTTAATGAAAGAGTTTGCTATTGCAATGCTAATAACAGCTGATTCAATAGAAGGAGTTTTAACAAGTGTTGCAAGCTCAACATCAAGTATGAATGCTAGAGTAGCAGAAATAGCACCAACTGTAGCAGTCTGTAAGATATGTAATACTGCAAAAGCTAAACTAACAAAACCTCAACTACAAGCATTAGGTATAGTTGACGCTGACGGTAACAACGTACTAGATGGATTTGGAGCTTCTGTTCTACAGGAAGAGAATACAGATTCTCCTAAAGGTAAAATAGAAAAAGATTTAGCTAAGAAGGTAAATTTAGCCTCAATTGCTCTAAAAGGAAGTAAAAGTATAAGTGATTTTCCTAGTGCTGGAGCTAAGTTAAATATAATGAAAGAAGGAGATGCTTTTAGATTACCTGTTGAAAAAGACGGAGATAAGGTAATTAATAAGTTTGCAGTAATAACATCTACAGGAGAAGTAAGTAAAGCAGGTGTACCTATAAAGAAAGTTAAAGTAGTTGAATTAGATATTAACTCTAAAGGATTAACCGGAAAAGCAAAAGCATTTAGACAGATAGATCTTGTTCTTAAGAATATTTCTGATACACTTTCAAAAACAGATACATCAGACGGTAGGTTAAAGGATAGTAAATCTAATGAGAATCAGAAGAATAAATCAGGAAATAGGTTAAACGAATTTGATAATTTCTCAAAAGATAAAAACATCGACCCTAACTCAGCTAATAACAACTCTAACGGTAATAATGGTAGCTCTAATAGTAATGGTAGTAACTCTATATCAGGTGGAAACAGTAACTTAGATTCTACAAACGGTATTAGAGAGAGTATTGGTAAGATTCGTGGTAACATAACCGATTCTATCCCATTAGAAATACTAAAGGAACTTAAAGATGAATTATCAAAATTAAATTCTCCGTTAGTACAGAAAGAATCTAAATCAGCAGAAGAATCAAGCGAAACATTTTACAAGGGATTTAACCTGAAGATACAAAGAACACCAGAATCTCCAGTCTTAGCACCAAGGCACTTTGCCTCTGCTTTAAAGAATGGAAAGATAGTAATAAAAGGACCTAATTCCTATAGTTCTTCAAAAGAAGTACTTTTAGAAGAAATAAAATTTAGAATAGACAATCAACTTTCTTAACTTAACTATTTATATATATGAAACTCGATCAATTAAGGACAATTATACGGGAAGAAGTTAGAGCAGCGTTTAAGGAGGAGTTACAAGAGGTATTAACCGAAGCAGTTAAAATAGCTAGTAACCCAAAACAGACGTTCTATAACCAACCTCCAACACCAATAGAGGTAGCTAAACAGCAACCTACTAAAT